TGATCCAATATTTCTGTTGAAAACTTATCAACTGGATCAGCAATTTTTGCTTTAACAATTTCTTCAACATCCTTTGATGAAGCCGAGTTCTTGTCAGAATCGACAAGACCTTGTATCACGCTAACCAGTGATAAAACCTGTTGTGCCATAGCGAGTGCTGGAAGCATGTCTTTCCTTTCTTCGTCTTTCTGATGGTTGTCATAGTTATCCCTTACAAAAAAATCATAAAGCCAACTGAAATGGTTCACTTAGTTTCTTGCTCAGGATGTGGTGGTATTGGATTCTTTTCTTCTTCTTGATGAAGATCACCCCCAGATTCAAAATAGAATTTGGCAATTCCAGCCAGAATCGGAATAAAAGCTCCAATCAAAATGTTCAATAAATCTTTTGAGGATGTTGGTAGTTCTTCTGCCGATCCAAGCATAATATGAACAATATAGCTAAAGATGCCTAATGCAAATAATCCTATGACAAACCGAGCAACGAATCTAAATACCTGAATTCTCTCATTTACCGACATGGTTTGTTTAATCGGTTTTGGAGGATCAGGTTTGGTTACCGTTGTAACAGTCGTTTCTTTAGCCATTATCGTTTATTTGCAATGAGGGCTTCTGCCATTCCTTTGATTTCCATGCTCAAGCGTTCATTTGTTTTAGCAACATCTTTAAAGGCTACACTCAATCCATTAACTGCATCCGAAGTAATACTGTTCTGTTTATTCTGTTCCTTGATCACATCAATAAGCCGTTCATCCCCCCTAGTATCTTTTTCTTCCCACCTAATAATTTCTTCTTTATGGCTCTGTTGAGTCTTAAAAATGTACCAACACATGATTCCAATAATCACCGCTGGCAATCCTATCCTCTCAACTAGAACCAAAATAGAATCTAGTTCCATAATGCTTTGAGGTGCAGGAGGATGATGCCCTGAAGCAAATAAATCAAACATCTAAGGCTTTGGATACTTATCTTTTACTGCTTTAATCTTAGCTTTCCAACCATCCATATCATGGTAAATCTGATCAAGCTGTTCTGGAATTGGGTCATAAGCAGACGCTCGGTCACGTTTGTATTGGTTGTTATTAAATTCATTAATTTTTTTATCGATCTCGCTTTGAGTTGGTGCGTCTTCAGGATTATTCCAGCTTGCTAAGTCGTTTTTCTCATAGTCCCAACTAAACGCCTTACCAAACGATGCGTAAACTTCATTTAGTGTTTTCATTTTACGTTTTATATACAAGTGCATTCATATTTATAGGCCAATTTGTATGACCTTCCCAACGACCAGATCCTCCGTGACTTTTAATGGCAAGTTTAAACGATAAGGTTTGAGTTGAACCTGAAGAGTTCGCCACCCTTCCCTCTACAAAAGCCGTGATTGCTAAAGTCCCAGAGGATAGATCAGTGTAAGGTGATGCCCCTGCTATCAGATTATCAGATGTATCTGGCGCAGAGTTATCTGTAGTGTAGAATAGTGCATAAACGAAATTATAGCCTGTGCCACTTGAAAGAACCCAACTCCGTCCTCCGTTAGCTGATAAAATCGCAGTGTATCCGTCAGGTAAAGAGATCGAACTTAACGCAGTTCCCCAAACACCAGAACTTGAACCAATTACACCTGAGTCGGTTGTTTCTTGTCTGTGATATAATTTTACTGGCATTCCTGACTTAGAAATCGTCGCATTACTCCCAACTGTTCCATTAAATGTGCCAGTATCAATTGATCCAGTTATATCAATCGTGTCATCATTATTTAATTGAATTTTAGCACCAGCATCATCGTTCTGAAGGATTAAATTTCCCCCAGAGGTTGGTTTAACTGTTAAATCACCCATGTTGTTCCTTTATGGTCCTGTGATGGTGGTGTTTCCACCTGAATAAGAAATTGCTAAAAAAGTAGTTCCGTCATCTTTGTAAGTAACATCACCTCCGTTGACATCAACTGTTAAATCTCCATCTATATCAAAAGTGAAGTTTCCGTCATCAGCTATTTGTCCATCCGTAACAACTGTTCCTCCAATAGTAAAATCTGTAGTTGCATCACACGTTGTAAATTTGCCTGTTGTGTGAGAAGAACTGCCAATAGTTGTTCCATCAATAGATCCTCCATCAATATCTGGAGTATTGATATCTGGTGATGTAAGAGTTTTTTGAGTTAAAGTATCTGTAGTATCTCTTGCTACAAGAGTATCCGTAGCTGAAGGTAAAGTTAGTGTTACATCAGCAGTTGATGCAGGACCTTTAAGAGTTACAGCATTTGTTCCATTGTCTGTATCTTCTTTAAAGAGAATTGATCCTGCTGAAGATGCTGATCCTGTTAATACTGGAGCCGTTAAGCTTTTATTCGTTAAAGTCTGAGTGCCAGTAGGAGTAACAAAAGATGAACCGCCGACTGAAACTGGTCCCGATTCAGTAGTAGACCCCGAGCCTGTTAAAGTCCCATCTCCAGTAATGATTTCTGCACAAATGAGAGTTCCATTATTCTCAAGAATCTTACCATTCAAATCTATCTTGTATGGAGTGATGTAAGTTTGACCTGAACCAATAGTAAGGTTTGCAGTAAGCTTTACATTGAACCCTCCTGCATCAATGACCGCAGACCATTTTCCTGCGGTAACATCGGTTGTAAAGTTATCTGATTCATGTTCTGTCGTGCAGATATAGACTGCTCCTGTGTCATTCTGACGGATCAGATCCCTGACATAATAAGTCGTATCCGTGGCCCAGGCTCCTTGCCAGACCCCGATTTCCTGAGTGGCAGACAACTGTCCTGATGAGTTAAATGCGAGCAGTTTATTGGCACGATCTGCGGCAACATCAGAGATTTCCGTTTCCGCAGTCGTAACCGATGTCACTGTATCGGCAAAACGAATAGTACGATCTCTATCTGTAGATAACTGCTGGGACTGCATCGTACTGCGGTCAAAGGATGCTTCCAGAGTTTCTGCATCCAAAGCCGTATTATTCTGATAATCGGTTGGCTGGGTATAAGGGACATTTCTGACCAGGACCACATTGGCTGTTCCCGAAGCAGGGAAGTTCCCAGCAGTAAATGTAACCGTTGCATTGGTTGTGGTTCCTGCGTTGGCAACCGTGTAATGCGTAGTCAATGTTTTAAGAACACCTCCTACATAAACCTGAAGATCACTGTCTGCAAGAACTCGGAATCCGCATTGAAACGGTCCTGCGGTTCCGTTTCCGTTTAATTCTGCCCGTGATGTCGTTGTTGTAACGGTCATTTCACCTCACTAATGTTGATATCACGTCTCCCATGTGTCTGGGTCCACCTTCTCTGACAAACTCGGAGGGATCACCCCATGGAGAGACAAAAGGCAACCCGATATCGATGTATTCCTGATCCCGATCATATTTGTACCAGTTCTCTAGTCGTTGCAGTGACCCTGGATTCAGATGTTCACGCACTTGCCAATCAATGAAGTAGTTATATGCCCATTCGGTATAGAAAAGATTGGCATACGGAGTGTTTGACTTTAGAGCTTTCCATGCTTCCCATGCAGTCACATCATCAGACATCATTCCTGCAAACATAGTTGCAAAATCCTTATAGGTGCTGTAATGGGTTCCAAGGATTTCTTCATCGAGTTTACCATAGTAAGTTCCGTATTCTGCCGCTAAACCATCACCCATGAATCCAAGCACTCCAGATTGACGGAGCATATCGAAGTAGGTTCGGGGGTCATCGAGGGGCCTCCTTGTTTTTCCTGCCGCCAGATCTTTCAGGGAGAGCGAGGCATATCCGAATCCCATTGCACCAAGGGTATGGTAGGTAGAAGACTTGATTCCCATTTCATACATTCGAGGCGCAAGGTTGTTCCACATTGCCACCTGATAGGTCCTGAACTGCATGAAACCCTGTGCGGCCGCACCTGGAATCGTTCCTCTCTGGAACGTCCTCATCATCATCGCTCTGTCACCAACTCCGATCTCTGGAACCCCGATACGGGATTCATTGACGAAAAATAAAGAAAGTTTGTCGGAAAGTCTTGAATCTGCCGCAGTTCCATTCTGAAGGACCCAATCAGGCGTAATGAATCGTTCATCAGGGAAGTTGGTTCCTTTGAGATCAGGTTCATTCTTGACTAAATCTGATATTTTGAAACTTCCTATTTCCTGGAGTCTTCCCCAATCTTTTTCATTGATTCCATATTGTTCGACAACCCGTTTGAAGTTTCCGTCCAGGTTGTTCCATCCTGTTCTCAGATTCTTGGAAAAGTGCATGGAAGACATTGCAGAGAACGCTTCCCGTGACCAATCGGTCCATGCATTAAGCCCGTTTCTAACGAAGAACTTGTCTACAGCATCCGACATCATTCCAGGAAGGGCATCATAGATGGTGAAACGTGATGCGGCAGAGCCTAAGATGGAGTCTGCACCGACTCCAAGCATTCGGTAAACGTACTTTCTTTCTGCTTCTGGAATCTGTCTTCCAAGGTTTTTCAGCATTCCTGTGTAGGCACTGAATCCGTGGACTCCCATGTGATTCAGAGTCATCGAAGCCGTAGCCATGTCCGTCAGGGAAGACAATGCGGCTTTTCCAAGTTTGGACAGGATATTAAGCCCTGAAATAAAATTAACGAATTTGGCAAGTCCTGGCTTTCCTATGATGAATGCTTCTCCTGTCAGGTGGGCAAATCTGGCTCTAAAACCATTTTCTTCCCATGCCGACATTTCCTTTCCTTCGGATTTTAATTTGGTCTTAATCTCATCAACCATGGTCTGGAAGGTTTCATGAGGATTAGGACCCATAAAATCCATCAGCACGGATCGGTTGGTCTGGACTTCGAGGTCGTTGAATATCGCATGGATCGGAGATTGGTGGCCGTAGAGTTCGTTATATTGAAGCCATGAATCAGAATCTTTGAAGATTAACTCTCTTCCATGTTCAAACTGTTCTCCGACTGCTTCTGACATCCTGAATTTAGACGTGTCGTATTGCTTTGATGCCTTCGTTCTTCCATCAAAGACTTTGCCCAGATATTCATCAATGGTCATTTTGTGACCAGGAAGAACCACTCCTGGAGCAATCACTTTTTTGGGAACATTTTTCAGTTTGGTTTTTTCCCAATCAATCAACCCTCGAACATCTTTGATCCATTGATCTTTGTTGGCTTTTGCCATCCGATACGGGTCATGCCATTGGGTTGCTACGTGATCGGCTCGGTATCTCACAGCAACCCCAGATCGGTTCAGGTCGAGAATGATCCGTTGTTTGGCATCCACAATCGACTTTGCCATCTGAAAAGCGATCTTGTTCCCTGTCTTCATCTTCCCGTCAAAGGGGTAAAGCTCCTTAACTAAATCTCTCTGAAACGCCCGTGATTGAAGGATTCTTCTCAGGGCTCTGGAGGATAGCCCTGTTTCTGCAAAGATCTTCCCATGCATCGTTTTAAGCTTTGCACGTTGCATTGTGCCGATGGAATAAAGGAAACCCTCCTTTTTCCGAGTCGATCCTGTCAAAAAGGCTTTGAAGTTGCGGATGTATTTATTGTCATCAAATACCCGTCTTCTCATTTCCTTCATCACAGAGGCTTTTTTTACCGCACTGACTGCCGCCATTTGGGTCGTGAAATCAATATCTGGAAGATCCTGGTTGATCTGCTTGAGGATGCTCTGAAAATCATCTCCTTCACTGATCCGAGTCTGAATGTCATCCGATATCTTTTTGACATCTTCAGCACTGAGCCCTGCTTTTTTCAGGATATCTTCACACTTCATCTCACCTCATTTTGCACTGAATGAAATCCACCAGCTTCTTTCCTGCATCCCTGCCTGATTTAAAAACTGCTTTTACGGTTTCTTCTTCAGACAACAGCTTCCATTCGTCATCTAAAATTCTTTTGGCTTTTTCCAAAGGTGCTTCTGCTTCCAATTCGGCTTCGGTTTTAGGACGTGGAGGTGCTGTTTCATTCACTTCGATTGGTTTTCCCTGGGCAGAATCATCAAGGGCTTTCGCCGCCGCACCAAGGTTTTCATCAATAGAGTTTTTCTTGAGAAGGTTTGCAACCTTACCCATTCCAGCAACGCCTGCTCCGATGGTTCCTGCCATAGCCACATTGGTTAATGCAGTTTGATAATCGTATTCGGTCTGATGCTGTATCTTCCGTGCCGCAATTGCTCCTTCACCTACAACCGATCCTGTCATTGCATCAACAATAGAACGGGTTCCTGGTCCCATCTTGGACAAGGCTTTGGCACTGGTTCCCATAAACCTTAGTCCTGCTGACATATATCGGGTCCAGGGGAGGTAATTCAGAGGATCTAATAGTGCGCCTGCAAAATAACCGCCGATGTTCGCAAAGTTGAATCCTTCCGTCTGGTTAAAGATCTGGGATTTGAGGTTATAATCGTATTCGTCCCGTATTGCTTCAGCCTGATATGCGGTCATTCCGTCATACCATTCGGTGTCAGGACGAGCATACAATGCCTCCCAGGTTTCCTTATCTACCAGATCATCGGTGTCTTTGACGTGAAACCTTGCAAAGTCGTACAAGGCAATGGTTGGGTTTTCTCTGGACATGGACATATCAAACCCAGATTCAAACCTAGCCCAAGGACTGGCTTCTATCTCATCTTGTGTTTGAGATGCTAAAAGAGGGTTATTTTCTAAATAATAGTTTTGAATCATCAATCATTCCATGGATCAGTCCAATCGTAATATTCCTTAACTCCCCAATCATAAAGCTCTTCGTACCATTCTTTTTCTTTCCTTTCGGGCATATTTTCGACAATACGTTTAATTACCATTTGAACGGCTATTTTAGCTTCTGCACCCGTAAGATTTTCTTTTCCTGATTCAATCAATTGATTCTCTATGTCGCTGTAAATAGGAGCGTTAGAACCTATTGGATATCGTCTTCGCAACTCACTCACCATATCCATTGATGTTTTGTCATTATTTGGAGGCAGATTCTGTGCTGTACTTCTCAAAAACATTCCTTGATCTATTTTTTCAAACCTTTGTCCATGATCTATAATTGTATCCAGAGTTACCGTGATCGCTTTTAATTTTCCGTCTACCATTTCTCCAATTCGGTAAATCCCTCCGTGTGGATAAGATTTAACGGCCAAGGCAAAGGTTTCTCCATCAGGGTTTCTGACTAAAGTAAAGATTGGTTTATCTTTTGGGCTGTAGCCAACAAGGTTGGAACTCAACTTTTCGTTAAAAACCTTCTTAATTCGTTTCGCAGTGTCAGGATATTTTTCAATATTTTCAGGATTCATTTTTAAGAAATGTGCAGAAGGAAGATCTTTTCTACCCATTACAAAAAGGTCTTCTTCAAGATCCACATCACGTCCTTTAAACTGAATCATAAAACTCATTGCTCCTTTAGAAACGGTATCCGCAGAAGCACCTTTTGCTTGCAATACATCATCTCCTACCCAAATGTGTGCTTGCGTATGGGAGGGTAGATGATTCGGCATCTCAGCAATTGAAATCCCGCTAAAAAAACGGTTGGCAACACTGTCTGGGTCAGGAAGATCATCTCTGCTGTTTGATGCAACAAATGCGTAATAGTTCTGAAACAACAGTTTTATGTCATCTCTTGCTCTTAAAGTCTCAATTGCTGTTCCCATTCTTTTGTTAAAAGCCGTTTCAATTGCAACAGCATCGTATCCAGTTTTAGAAAGTCCCAACTCTCCTAGCGTTTTTCCTTGTTTAGTAGCCTCAATGTGAGCCTGATACCCTTCACGGGTTAAACTGTCTGCATAGAAATACCATCGCTTTATTACTCCAGCGTTTAACAAATCCCTCATTGCAACAGGTGCTAATGTCCCATACTTATTTTTAAGGATTTGTTGAACATCTGGAAAAGACGTTTTAACCGTATCAGGACTTATTAACTTCCCAAACAACCGCACGTCTTGTTTTGATAAAACTTTAATTGGAGTAGATAAAATCCAATTTGGATCTGATATTGCGGAGCCTACATATTTTAATCCATTAGAAGATATCTGACTTTCAACAACTTCTTTGGCATTAAATTCTTTATTTAAAATTGCATCACGAATCTGGTTTTTATCAGATATTTGATCTAATTCAGGACTTTCTTGATTGCCAAGTTCTGATCTAATGACTTTTGCTGGATCATCTTTCATCTCACCTTGATATCCTTTTATTCTGTTATAAACCCTATCCCATTCTGCTTTTTCCAAAGAATAATAAGGACTATTGACATCAGGTTTTAATGCTTCCATTTTCCTGATGATTTCTTGTTGATTTGACCCAGGAAGCTTTAGTGTTCTAAACAAAGGCAACGTTTTTTCCAACATCGTCACTCTAGCAAGCACTCCGTTTAAATCTTCTTTGTCAGTAATGCTTTTGGCTAAATCAAATTTAATTCTTGGAGAATCAGGCATTTTTACATCATTCTGCCCATCAAAATGGGCATCACGATAAGTTTTAATGTAATTCCCTATAGCAGTTACAGATGTTTTTTCACCTTTGCCAATACTTGATTTAACGGAATTAATGGCACTTAGTAAAGTAGACTCCGCACTAATTCGATCATTGATATCCCAACCTTTGTAGTTTTCTGCGTTTCTTAGCTTGGGTATTAGTTTTTCAAGATTATCCACATCGCTTGTGTAGATAAAATCATGCATTTCGTTATAAAACGTTTTTTTGGCTGATGCTGAAAGATCTCTTTCTTTTTCGTTTTTTAAGGTAATGCTTTTATCGTTTGCCGCATCCCAATACTGGGAATAGGTTTTTGGATCAATAAACCCAAATGCTTTTTTCCTTAATTTAGGATCTTCATGATAATCCAGAAAAACCTGTGGGTTTTGTTGGGCTAATCTGTAACCGACCGCAGTTTGGACGTTTGCTTGAAGATTCTTGTTGAGATTGTCGTAATCATCCTGGCTGATAGTCCCAGCACGTAATCTTTTTAGTGCTTCTTCATCGGTGCGTTTAATAATGTCAGCAATATCTGCTTCAATTTGTTCTTGGGTATTTAAAATCTCTTGCTGATCAATAATTGATTGAGATAAATCAGCTCCATCTGTTTTTAATAACTTTTGTTGTTTTTTCCTTCCAATCCTTAATGCATGTTCATTTATTTTGTTTCTGGTTTCAGCCTCAATCAGTTCCCTTGTCTGAGCCTGCATATAGGTATTGAAAGACTCTGCATTACGTCTCGAAATCTCCTGGATCTTCTGTCTGCGTACCGAAGATAAACTATTCAGAAAAGGCTCTGCTTTCCGATCACGCATGATCGAATCACGCCTTTTGTAATTCTGTTTGTTGTATTTCTGGGAGAGATCTTTGTATAGCTTGTCTTCTTCAAGACGATAGTAATCTGAAACTCCGTTGATGTCCTGAAGGTCAAACTGGTTGGATTTGGCTTTTCCAGAGTTGATGTTATCCCGTAACCCCTGGACCTTCTGGGTATAGTCCAAGAAGAATGCATCAGCCTGATTCTGGTGTTCTGCTTCTTTCAGTTTAGTCGCAATATCCACCGCCACGGTTCCTGCTTCCATAACCGTGTCAATAGCGTTAGACCATGCCTGCGATCCTGCGGTCTGATCATCAAAAAACTGCAATGCATTGGGAGGAGGTGCTGGGGCTCCTGTCTGGGTAGACTTAGGACCCTGTGCGGTTTCTTCTCCAGAGTAGTATTGAAATTCAGCCATAA